CAGAAGCTAACCAAGATCAGGACGATGACAACGCATCTAACGATGTGTTCGGTGGAAACGGAACAGGCTACAACGGAGACATTTCCGACACTGGATTAATCGGTGGCCATCCACAGGCCGTCGGCACAGTGAAATTGTTAGACCTTGCGACCGAGGAAGACTACTCAGTAGCTCACCAGGGAACTCTGTTCGTGGCGAAATATGCTCTCGGACATGGTATTCTTAGACCAGAATGCGCTGTCGAGTACAGACTGTAGTATTAATAATCTACATATAATCATACACAAAGGATTGGGTGGGAGTCGTAATATGGCTCCTGCCCTTTTCTTTTACACAAACAAACAACTCATTAATTTTACATGGCAACACTTACATCGCAGCTAGAGGCTGTTAACACTATGTTGGGATACATAGGAGAAGCTCCAGTCAACAGCATAAGTAACACTTCTGAGCTTCCAGTGTCGGCTGCTAACGCTGTATCAATCCTTGATGAAGTTTCAAGAGAGGTGCAGAGTGAAGGTTGGCATTTTAATACTGTTAAAGACTACGTTCTTTCTCCAACAAACAACTCAATCACTCTACCTAATAATACACTACAGGTAGACCATGATGGCACTGAGGATGTTGACCTAGTGCAACGAGGGCTTTCTCTATTTGACAGAAAGAACCAGACAACTACTTTCACAAACGACATAAAGGTGACTATAACATTTCTGTTGGACTGGGATGATTTACCAGAACAAGCAAGAAGATACATAGCACTAAAAGCTGCAAGATCCCTACAGTCACGATTGGTTGGCTCTAGAGAACTTGAAGCACTCATAATAAGAGATGAATTTGCAGCAAAGGCTAATCTGGAAAGAGCAGATAGTTCCAATGCTGACAGAACAATTTTTGATAACTTCGATGCCGTCACTAGAATAGGTATCAATAGAAACTACGATTTATATTAATAATATGGCTTTGATAAATACTTCACTTCCAAACCTTGTCCAGGGTGTTAGTCAACAACCAGACACGCTCAGATTTGATGGACAATGTGAAGATCAGTTAAATGCTTTGTCTTCTGTATCCGATGGATTAAAGAAAAGACCCAACACTAGGTATGTTAAAAACCTTTTAACAACTGCGGTGGCTGATGGGGCTTTTGTGCATTTCATTAACAGAGATAAAACAGAAAAGTATGTTGTTATAATTAACAACAACGAACTCAAAGTATATAATGTCCTAACAGCAGGAGGCGCAGTACAAACCGAAACATTTACATCGGGACATTATTTACATATTAACGACGGAAGTAAACCTAGAGACATATTCAAAGCCCTTACTGTTGGTGATAACACATTTATTTTAAATACAAGCTCAGACGTATCTAAGGCTGTTGATGGAAGTAATGTTACTTTAAAATCTAACGCTTTCTCTCACGCAGACAACAATAAAGCAATAGTGTTTGTTAAGCAGGGACACTACCAGACTGATTACACTGTTGAAATAGATTTTACAATTAGCGGAGTATCTAAGACTGCAAAAGCTACCTATATATCAGGAGAACCAGAATCAACTGGAATATCTCTTAATGCTAGAGCAGGAAGGATTGCTTCAGTTTTAAGAGACAGGCTAGTAACAGCGGTACAACAGCACGACCCCAGCCCAGGCAATGCCCCCTTTAACAACGGATTTAGTATTTCAGCCGTCAGTACGACTACTCACGCAACTACTGGACAGGTTGTAGAGGTTGAAGGCAGTCAAACTTTTGGAGACGGAGAATCTTCTGGAGCTAACTATGGCTACCCTGCTTTTGTTATTTCAAGAGCCAGTGATACCCAGGAATTTAAAATAAGAGTATCGGACAGTAAGTCTGGCACAGCACTTGGTGTTGCGTATAAAGAAGTAGACTCTATTTCGGATCTCCCTAAGTCGGCCCCTAATGGATTTAAAATAAAAGTTAGAGGAGACGTTGAAGACAACGAAGATGATTACTACGTTAAGTTTGAAACAAATGATGGAGACTCTGACTTTAGTGATGGAGGGTTTGTAGAAGACATAGGTTTTGGAGAAGAGAACACTTTAGATCAAACAACTTTACCTTATAAGCTTGTAAATACTGGGGTTAATACTTTTACATTTGGAGCTTGTACATGGCCTACAAAACAAGCAGGAGACAGCGAAACAAATCCTTTTCCAACTTTTGTAGGCAAGAAGATATCTAACATATTCTTCTACAAGAACCGACTAGGCTTTCTTTCAGAAGGCAGTGTTATCCTGTCAGAAGCAGGAGAGTACTTTAACTTCTTTAGGACCACTGTAAGAACCTTATTGGACTCCGATCCCATCGATGTCAACGTAGCCAGTACTAGAGTTACTAAGCTAAAGTCAGCAGTGGGATTCCAAGAGAACCTTATACTCTTTGGAGAGCGTGGTCAGTTTGTTCTTAGAGGAGGAGATCTACTCACTCCCAAAACAGTTTCAATAACACCAGTTACAAACTACGAGACTAATACAAGTACACCTCCCCTTGAGCTTGGTAGTTACATCTACTTTCCGTTTACCAGAGGAAGCTTCTCAGGAGTGCGTGAGTTCAACATAAATGCAAACACAGACACTTACGACTCCGTTGAGATAACAGCCCACGTACCTCAGTACATACCAGCAGACATCATGGACATGGCAGGATCTACTTCAGAGAACTGCATTTGTGTTGTGAGTGAGTCTGACAATAAAAGTATGTACATCTATAAGTACTACTGGGAAGGCGCACAGAAGATACTAGCCAGTTGGAGTAAGTTTACATTCCCCTTCTCTGTTGTCGGCTTTGAGTTTGTTGAAAGTGATCTTTACATCGTGGCAACAAAGAATGGAAAGACTGAGTTACTTGTAATGCCTCTTGAAGAAAAACTTGTAGACACTGGGGTATCTTTTAACACTTACCTCGACATGAGAGTTGAGGGAGTTGTCAACTCTTCTGGAGTAGTTGTAGTTGACAGTGTTGCTAACCTTCCGTACACACCAGAAAACACAGACACAGTACAAGTGTATACGAGAGAAGATTCAAGTACAGGAACCAAGGCAGGAGCTTTGATACCTTGTACTGTGAACAACAACGTAGTCACTGTTGACTCGTCCCATGACACTACACCTGTTTGGGTAGGTATAAAATACACCATGAGCTACACCTTCAGTGAGCAGATGTTCAAGCAACGTGCTAACCAAAGAAAGAGTCCATCAGGATACCAAAGGCACTTCCTAAAAGGAGGTACTTTATTCTTTGATGACACTGCAAGCTTCAAAGTAGAAGTCACACCAAAGGCCAGACAGACTTACAACAACGTATTCTCTAGCAACATCGTTGGCAGCACGGTTGTTGGGACGCTTCCCATAGAGTCTGGTTCATTTAGTTTCCCCATCATGTCTTCAGCAAAAGACACTACAATCAAAATAGTAAACGATTCAGCATTGCCTGGTAACTTCCAGTCAGCAGAGTTTGAGTCATTTATACACACTAGAAGTAGGCGTGTTTGATCAATCAGTAATTAAGTATCCATCGCTTGAGATTGTTCAAGCACATCCAGATCACGCTGATTACCTTGCACCAAAGCTTCGTGCAGGAGACAACATGGAATGCATGTGCATGGGAAGGAAACCCTTGGATGCTCTTCACGATGCCTTCAAGTATGACTTAGCTACCTTAACAGTCCTTAACAACAAAGGAAAACCAATCGGAATGTTTGGTGTTGGTGAAGGAGACATGTTCCCTTACCTATGGATGCTTGGGACTGATGAGATATCCAAGAGATATAAGAAAGAATTTGTAAAGTACTCAAAGACTTGGGTTAATGAGTTGTTGAAACTAGTAGGAGGAATGGCAGGAAACTTTGTCTATAAATACAACAGACCAGCAGTGCGTTGGCTTCGTTGGGTTGGAGCGGAGTTCCTAGAAGAAGTCGAGTTCAACAAAGAACCTTTTTACAATTTTATATTAATTAACAATAACGAAGAAGAAAAAAAATAATTTATGTGTACACCTTTAGCAGCAGTAGCAATCGGGGCTGCTCAAACGGCTACCTCGATTATAGGCCAAAGACAGCAAGCAGAAATGCAGCAACAAGCCCAAGCAACGGCTTCAGCCCAAGAACGTCAAAGATACCTGGCAGAAGTATCTGCCATGCGAACCCAACAGCAACAAGAGATGGTTGCAAGAGCGCAGAGAATACAGGAGGCATCTAAGAGAGCTATGGAAGCTAGAGCAAGAGCCACAGTTGCAGCAGGAGAGTCTGGGGTATCTGGGCTAAGTGTTCAAGCACTTTTAGGAGACTTTTCTAGACAAGAAGCTCAATACAATTTTTCAGAACAGCAACAGGCAGAGATGGTTGATGTTAACAGACAGATTCAATTAAAGGAAGCAGGAATAGGATTTAACAGAAATATGCTTCGCATTAACAGACCGATAGAACAACCTGATTATATTGGTTCTGTATTTGGAGGGATACAAACAGGACTTAGTAACTACAGCGTAATGAAGAACGCAGGACTCATTAAATAAAATTATATGGCAACAAGACCTCAGACAAACTTAGATCTAAATCAAGTAAGCTTACAGCCCACAGTTAGAGGTGCAGGACGAAACCAAGTGTTTGCTGCTCCTTTACCAAGATTAACTCAAGCACAAGTTTTAGCAAAAAACCTCGCTCAGTTCAGTACAGTTCTTGGACAGTTTAGTAACGTTCAACAACAAAGAGCAGAAATTGACGCATTAACTAAAGTTAGTAATGAAGAAGTAAAAGCTCAGATGGCAGGAGCAGAAGGCAAAGAAATGGGCCTGTTAGACAAGATAGGTTATGAGAAGAAATATAACGAAACACTTTACAGTAGAGGGTTTGAATTAACTGTAAAACCTTTGTTTTCAAAGTTATCCTCT